GCTGATGCTCGGCTTCGACGCGCAGAAAGTCATTCCAGAGCTGCGCTTCCTCGGAAATCAGTTGTGGCAGGGCGGGGGTCATGCGGGGGTTTTCACGGCATGAGGGCGTTGGGGGTGGGGTTGGGGGGGGCCGGGGGTGCCATGCTGGCCGTCGGTGAGCGTCCCGCCGAGCTCGTCGAAACTGACGCCGGGCACCGCCAGGCTGATCGTGTTGGAGGCGACGGAGAGCCCGAGACGGCCCTGCGGCCGCAGGTCGATCTGGCCACGCAGCGTATTCGAGGCCGAACTGGTGACGGCGTCGGCGCCGTAGTAGCGGTTCGTCCACTGCGGATCGGCGCTGCCCGCCATGCCCAGGTACTGATCCGTCGTGCCAGTGCCCTTGGCCCGGCGGTCCCACTGCACGGTGCCGACGCCCTGGCCACTGATCAGGTCGCCCCGCTGGACGGTAGCGGTGGCGGCGTCGGCGTGGGTGGCCGAGAGGATGGCGTGGGCCACCCCGCCGGCGTCGCCGGTGGGAATGAGCAGCACTTCCGCCTCGCCATTGGTCGTGCCATCGGTGAGGAAGACGCCGAAGGCGCCGGCCGAGAGGGTCGCGGAGCCATAGGCTAGGCCGGCGGTCGAAGAAGCGTAGGCGTAGTCGCCCCGCGTGACGGCGGCGCTGAGGCCCACGTAGGCGAGGCCCGAATGCAACACGGCAGCGGTAGCCCCATCGCTCACCGAGCCGCGCGTGATCGTGCCGTCCGTTTCCAGCGTGCCCAGCACGAGGCCGATGGGCCGTTCGTCCTGCACCGTGGTCGGGGTGGCTAGATGACCCTGGTAGGTGGAGTGCAGCTTGACCAGCCGATTGGAGCTGATCGAGACGCCCGTCTCGTTCGACCAGCCGGAGATGACGCCGCGCGTCAGGGCTTCGAGATTGCTCGTGCCGCCGTGGTGGATCGGCAGTTCGTCCTGCACCTGGAAGGTGAGATCGATGGGCATGGCTCAGCCCTCGGCCCGATAGCGGAAGAGCAGGATGCTGCCCGCCTCGGGGGCCACGGCCAGGGTCGCTGTCTCGGCCGCATAATCGTAGGTCACGGCCTCGAGCGGTAGGCCGTTGAGCCAGCCCTCGGGCAAGGTCACGCCGTCCCAGCCGAGGAGGGTGAAGACGGTTTCGCTCCCATCGGTGGCCTCCAGCGGGGCGGCCACGATCCAGCCCTTGGCCCCGGCACAGAGACGGCGCCAGTAGACCGGCCCACCGCCACCCCAGCCGTGGTAGCCGCCCGACCCGCCCAGTCCGTAGGTGTCGGGCGGATCACCGGTGGCCAGAGCACAGAGGAACTGGTCGCCATTGACGCGCCAGTCGGGCACCGCCACGAGATAGTTGGTGGCGCTCCAGGCGACCACGTTGCGCGGTACGGTGAAGGTCGTCGAAGCGCCCACGCCCAGGCCGCCGTAGAGCAGCGTGCCGGTCGCTCCGGCAGCCGGTACCGCGCCCGTCTTCCAGAAGAGCGACCAGCCGCCCACCGTGCCGCGCGTGCCGCTCGGGCCGAAGCTTTCGATGATGAGGTCGATGTAGTTCGCATCGGCCGCCAGGGTGACCGGCCAATAGAGCCCGCCACTGTAACTGGCCGTCCAGGCGCCGGCGATGGAAGCTGCCGTGCAGGGCGTCGTCGGATAGGAGATGTTGACGGTCAGTTTCGAGCAGACGGCATCATTCGTGTAGGAGCACGGTTGTCCGCCGCTAGTGCGCTCGCGGGCCACCACGAAGGCGACCGCCGTGCCGAGCGCAGCGGAGCTGACGTTCTCCACGCAGGCTGGCGGCAGCGAGCCGTCACTGCCTGGGACCGCGCCCTGCTTGACCCGTCGGCGCGTCTTCAAGGGCTTGTTCAGCTCGAACGTCACATCGTACTGGTCGGGGTCGCCGTCCACCGTGGGCCGCACGCTGCGGCGGGCGATGCGCCGCCAGCCGAAGCCCGAGTCACCCAGATGGACGAACTTGGTCGAGATGCGCTGCCCGGCGCGAGCCAGGTTGACGTACTGCTTGGCCACCGTCACGGTGGCCGTGATGACATCTTCCTCGGCCGCGCCCTGATCGGTGATCAACTGATTCCCGTAGGTGGTGGCCGCCGCCGCGGTGGTGAGATGACCGGCGTTGACCAGCATCTCGCGCTGGCGGAAGTTGGAGGCCACCGAGCCCGACTGGACGAAGATGCGCCCGCCGCTGTACTCGACCCAGAAACCCGAGTACAGCTCCGACGGGTCGCGCCGCAGGCCCGGCGCACCGCGCCATTGTGGCGCCCAGGTGACGGTCGAGTTGACGTCCGCGTCCACGTCCGAGAGGCGCAGCGTGGAGGACCAGTTAGAAGACGAGTCCAGATCGTAGAAGAGGGCCAGGTCGGTCCCGTCAAAGACGAGGTAGAAGTTCTTGCCGGCCTGCTCGGCACAATCGGCCAGCACGTCGCGCGGCGTCTGCCCGGTATAGTCGTTGGCCAGCAGGGTCGTCGTCGGCGAAGCGGCCACATAGGTCGAGCGGACCGGCAGGAAGGCGGTCGTGAGGAGCCACGACACGCGTGCCACGTCCGTCTCGGCGGCCCGCGCCCCGCCATCGATGATGCGGTCATCGAAGCGCGTATTGGCATCAGCTATGCCGACGTCCCACTTGCGCTCGACGGCGGCCCGTGCCTCATCATCCCGCCCCAGCCCGCGGTCGATGGTGTAGCCGGTGAAGATGCGCGTCGGGCTGGCGGTGCTCTCACTGACCAGGACCTGCTTCAAGCCGACGACGCTGTAACTGGCGGTCGGGTCGTCAAGATCAAAGCCGCCCTGCCCCACCTCACCGCGGAAGGCATGCTCCACGAACTCGAAGTCGCGCGCTTCCCAGACGGTGCTACGGGCCACCCCGTCGATGGTGATCGAGCGGCTCATCGTGGCCAGCCGATGCCTTCGCCCTGCCAGGTTTGCGAGATGACCGTGGCGTTGGTCACCTGCCGCCCGTCGAGATTGACGTTGACGTTACTGGTCAGGTTGATGGGCCGGTCGGCGATGCCCGACAGCGCCGCCGTGAGCGAGCCCTGCTGCGTCAGGAGGCGCGCCCGCAACTGGTCGATGCTCTCGCCGATCTGCGATTGCTCGGTGAGCGACTGGCCGAAGGTCTCGTTAGCGTACTGCTGCAGCCTTTCCAGGCTGGCGAGACCGGCCCTCAGCTCGGCCGCGCCGAGGGACTGGTCCTGCAGCAGGTTCTTGCTCAGGTTCTCGATGGCGGTCAGCGTCTGCGTCTCGGCCGTTACCTCCGTGATCAGGCGCTCAAAGACGTTCTGCTTGCTGAGCGTATCCGCCAGGGCACGAAGGTTGACTACGGATTCCCGGCCAGTCTGCAGGGCGGCCGCATCGGCCTTGGCCTGGAGATCCGCTTGATCCTTGCCCACGCCGGCTGCGAAGACACCGATCTGCTCGGCCAGGGCGGCGATGGAGACGCCCGCGATGACCACCGAACCGAGCAGCGAGACGGTTCCCAAGAAGCCGCCGCGGGCAGGCGTGGTGGCGATTGCGCCGCCGCGTGTGCCACCGCCCAGCATCGTGCCGGGCGGCCAGTTGGTCACGAAGACGGGCTGCGCGAAGATGCCGCCCACGCCCGGCAGGCGGGCCGCCGCACCACGGGCCAGGCCCCCCCCGAGTGCCCCGCCGATCTGGGCGGCACCGCCGAGGATGTCTGCCACGCCCGGGATCTTGGGCAGGATGAGGAGCGCGGCGCCGAAGGCCTTGACCTCGTCAGGCAGCTTGCCGATGAGGTCGAGCGCCGCGCGCAGGACGGGCAGGACGTGATCGCGGAAGGCGGCCGCCATCTTGCCGGCGTTGTCCACCATGCCGCCCAGGAAACGCTCCGCCGCGTCGAGGTTCTCATCGCTGAACAAGCCGGCGATAGAGCGTCCGAACTGCTCGATACTAGCCAGCACGATCGGATCGGTCAGCCGTGTACGAAGTCGGTCGGCGATCCGCTCGACCACCGGCAACATGCCCGTGGCGAGCGCCTTCTGGGCATCCTCGATGGCGTCGCCGACGCGGTTGATACGACCCTCGGTGCTCTGCCCGAAGGCACCGGCCGAGCCGCCGAACTCCTTGGCCAGTTCGGCCAAGATCATCTTCTGTGCCTCGTAGAGCTCGCCCTCCTCTACGAGGAGCTTGATCCGGTCCTCCTGCTGTTCGGAGAAGGCCACGCCTACGCGACGCAGGGCGGTCAGGCCGCGGACCGGATCCTGCAGCGCCTTGCCGACCTGAATGACGGCGCCCTGCAGGTCGGTGCCCAGCGCGACCGAGAGGTCGAGCGCTGCCGCCAAGGTCGGCTCGAACGCTTCCTTGCGGATGGCCGGGAAGGTGAGCAGCACGTTGGCCGCGCCCTGGATCACCTTGTCGTCGATGGTGGAGAGGTTCTCGTATTCCTCGGCCAAGGCGCGAATATCGGCCGCCGTCAAGCCGGCGGCATTGCCGGTGGACTTGAGTACCGCCTCCGTCTGCCGCTGCAGGCGATCCAGCTCGATGAGCGAATCGAGGCCCGCCTTGAACTGTGTCGCCAGCAGCCCGATACCCACGGCCGCCGTAGCCGCTAGTTTGGCAAAGCCGGTGCCCATACGGCCGAGCCCGCCGGCCACCCCGGCCGCCGCCGTCTTCATGCGCCCCAGCGTGCCGATGACGCGGTTGGCGGTGGGGGTGAACTGATCGCGTGCGGAGATCAGGACTTCCAGTGTCGTATCAGCCACGCGGTCTCCGTTGCTTTGCCTTGGCCGTCGCCGCTGTCCGTGCGTCCGCCGTCTCGAACCAGGCCAGCCACGCCTCTACCTCGTCATGCGCCAGGTGGTCGCGTACCTCGACGTAAGAGGCGGTGCCCGGCCCGAAGTGTTCATTGAAGCGACGGGCCAGATAGGCCCACGATAGCGGCCCCCAGTAGCCCCCGTGCGCGGCCGAGCGGACCGCTAGGCCGCGGTCGTAGGGTGGGCGCCCGTGCCCCGGTAGGACCAGAAGAAGCCGGCCAGCGCGCCGGCCAGTCCGCCCGGTAGGGCGTTGAGGTGGGCCGCTGTGCGCGGCTGCGGGATCGCTTCGCCGTCGGCGCCGGCGAGATGCCATTCGGTGACACAGGCGGCTACCAGGTCACAGATGAGCTGATCGGCCGCCACCGCATCGACGCCCTCGCGCAGGGCGTTGACGCGATCGACGAAGCCCTGTGCCTGCCCGCGCGGCAGGGCGAACAGGGGCCGAACCATCAGGTAATCCTGCTCCCCGAACTCCAGTTCCCCCAGCTCGCCCAGCTCGGCGAATGGCACGCGGAAGATGCGGACCTGCATTGTGCCCTCCTACGGTTAGGTGTACGACGCCTGGTTGTTGATGAGCGTCATCTGGATATCGCTGGCCAGCGTCGAATCGTAGATGTACTGGCCGCTGATGGCGTAGATGGTGTTGGTATCCACGCTGCCGACGGGATCGAAGCTGGTGAAGAGGACCCGGCCATCGATGCGCAACTGGTTGGCGGTGGCCGGGCTGGAGCCCGAGATGAGCGAGCCCGCGAAGGCCAGCCGGAGGCGCTTCTCCGTTGCCAGATCCCATTCGACGAAACGGGTCACCCCGTCGCTGTTGCCCTCGAAGACGGCATCGAAGCTGATCATGCGGCGGCCCCGCCCGATGTCTGAGTAGGTCCGCCCGCCGCCCACGAAGACCTTGCGGCCCAGGGCGTTGTCGTAGTTGAGGCGGAAGCTCCGCAGCGAGCCGGTGAGCGCGGTCAGCGAACCGAAGGCTACCGAGGTGGCGCCGATGCTGACGGAGCCCGTGGCCCCGTCGATGCTCTCCACGGTGGGCACGCTAAGCGAGGCCGTCTTGGTGTTGGAGGTGACCGCCTGGCCGACGTAGTTGGCGCTGAACATGAGGGGGAAGGTGCCGCCCACCGTCAGGGCGTCGAAGCCAAGCGTCCAACTGGCGATCTCGCAGTAGGTCAGCTCGAACTCCTGTGAGTCGTCGCCGAACTCCACGGTGGCGGCCTTGAGGTCGTCGCCCGCGCTGGTGGCGTTGGGGGTGAAGACGTACTGCTTGCCGGTGGTGCCGACGGTGGTGGCCGAAACGCTGCCCTTGACGCCCGTACCGAAGTGCCAGCCCAACTGCTCGTAGGTGGCCTCGCCCTCGAAGACGAAGCCGTGGTCCTTGATGCCCTGCGTGACACGGTAGGCACCCACCAGCGAGGAGCGGTCCTCATCCACGAACTCGCGCGGCGAGTTGAAGCTGGTGCTAGTGATCTTGCCCAGGAGCTGGGTGGTGGCGGCCGTGGCCGTGCCCTTGCTGCCTTCATAACCGCCCTGAATGAAACGAAGCGCGACCTCGCCCATGGAAACCTCCAATGACCTGCTGTGCCCACCGGGAGATGATCTAGACGGCGACCGGAATGGCCTCCTTCAGGACTTGCTCGAACTGCTCGGCGGCGGCGGCCCAGGAGAAGCGGGCGACATGTCGGCGGCCCGCGGCTCCGATCTCGCGGCGCTCTGCCGGTCGGCTCACCAGCCGCTCTAGGGCGGCACTCATGGCGGCCACGTCGGGCAGCGCCCACTCATGAGCGTACTGGTTGGTGATAAGGTCGCGCGGCGGGATGAGGACACCGCCCGGTCCGACGACCTCGGGAATGGCGCTGTAGTCAGTGGCGATCACCGGCACGCCGCACGACAGCGCCTCCGCCTGCGTCAGCCCGAAGCCTTCGGCCATGGTGGTCGTCAGCATCAGGTCAGCCGCGTTGTAGAGGACGTTGAGCGAGTCATCATCGAGCCCGCGCCAGGTGTCGGTAGCGTTGGTCAGCACGATCTGAGGATGCGTCCAGGCATTGAGCGTCGCTTCGGTGCGGATGGCCCCCGGCTCGCGGGAGATGAGATCGTAGAGCGAGCCCTCCTCATCGACGGGGGCGCAGTGCGCCACCGCCAGCAGCTCGGGATGAGCGGCCAGCACGGGGCGCAAGACGCGGAACCAGTCGGCGTAGTTCTTGCGCCGGATGTGACGGTCGACGCGCAGGATGACCGTCCGGCCTTGCCAACCCAGAGCCGCCTTGGCGTCGTCCTTCGAGGTCACCGAGCGCTCGCGCTGCCAGCGTCCGGGGCGGTCGAAACTGACCGGATAGAAGCCCTCCGAAACACCATGCGGGATGAGCGGTACGGGCCGCTCGAGGAGTGTTTCGAGCTCGCGCTGCCCGAAGGACGACATGGCCACCGGCCGGCTGTGTTCCCAGATGAGGCGGTACTGTGGCGGCAGCCCACCGCCCTCGATGGGCACGTAGTTGCAGACCGGCAACTTGCCCAGCGTGCCGCCATCGGTGAGCAGCCGCTCCAGCATGGCCAACGGGTCGGCGATGATGAGGACCGCCTCGGGCCGCCAGCCGCGCCACAGTTTTGCCAACACGGCCGGGGCGGTCAGGTCATGGCCCATGGCGTTGCCCCGCACATTGGCGGGGACCATCCATTCCGGCAGCGGATCGACCCGCAGTTCATCGAGCGCCCGCTGTGCGGCGGCGATGGTGTCGCGATAAGGTGCCGTTCTGGCCACCTTGGCCATGATGGCGCTCAGTTCGCCATCGATGCCCCGCCAGTTGATGGCGATGATGCGCAGTTGGTGGCCCGTGACCAGCAGCCGGGTGGCCAGTTCCCGGCCGACCCGCCCGAAACCGGTATGCGCCATGTCGCTGATGAAGAGCAGGTTCATGTCTCCAGCAGCTGGCGCGCGGCGGCCGCTTCCCCTTCCCAATCCACCAGTTCATCGAATGTACGGCGGATGGCACGGCACATCTCGGCGTGACGGTCGGGCTCGGCGGCGATGGCACGGATGAGCGCCACGTTCTCAGCGTCGGTGCGCTGATCGAGATCGAGGCAGGTCACCAGGTCCTGCCACAGCGGCTCGCCCATGCGGCCCCGGTAATGCGAAGCGTGGCCGATGAGCGGCCGACCGACCGCCGCCCAGTTATGAAGCACGTGGCCGAAGCCGTCGCCGTGCTCCTTGTCGTGCCAGCCGAACATGCTGCCGGCCATGGCCTCGGCGATGGCCTGCACGGGATGGAGGTTGCCGTCCGGCCCGTCGATGCCATGCACCCGGAAGGCGAACTCCGGGAGAACCGCCCGATAGGCGAGCAGCGTGGGCCAGCAGGCGATCGAGGGCATGCAGTTGACGAAACTGCTGATGATCGGCGCGTTCTGTGACGGTTCCCGGAAGCGGAAGGTAGCCGCCGAGTCGAATTCCTGGTGCATCCGCACGCCGCGCCCGAGGATGGGCGCTTCGGCCGAGACGAGCGTCAGCGGGTCGAGCGACCAGTTCACCTGTTGCGACGTGTTGCCCACACCGTAGACGTACTTGGCCCCCACCTCGCGGGCTAGCCGGGCGAAGCCGGCCTGGTTGTCCTGCACGGTGGCTACCACGAAGGCGAAGGCCTGCTCGCGGAAGCCCGTCAGGCTGAGCCCGTAGATGGGTCGCTCGGGGTGCGCCGGGTCGTGCGTCAGGTAGCAGTGCGGTCCGAGAGCCGTCCAACGGGCGTCGATGGCCAGGAACTGGCGTGCCAGCCGGTCGTCGCCGTAGACCTCGCCGAAGCGCCAGTAGCCCTCGTCCCACCACTCGTGTCCGAGGGGGGTGTAGACGGTCACGCCGAGTCGGGCGAAGAGGAGTTGCAGGCTGTAGAAGAGGTCGGCCTGATGGCGGTCGACGAGGGCAATCACGGTCGATCCCGTTCGTACAATCGTCGATGCCACCAGCCCCGCGTTAGCCGACTGTTCGCCAGCACCCGCCAGAGCCGGAAACGGAGGCGCTGCCAGAGCGGCAGGCTGTCGTACCAGCGGCGCAGGTTCGATGGGATCATCCGAGGAAGTCCCGCCAGGCCCCCGCCACCGCCTCGCGGCCGAACATCTCGATCGCCCGCCGTCGCTGTTGCGCGCCCATCTGGGCCGCCATCTCGTGATCATCCAGCAGGCAGCGCAGGGCCAGCCGGGTATCGGCCGGATCGTCGAATGACAGAACGCGAGCGGTCACATCCTCGATCCACTGACCGCCCCACAGGTCGGGCCGCTTGCCAGCGATCTCATGGCCCTCGAACAGGTCTGGCCCGTAGGGGAAGACGCGCATCCAAGAAGGGCCGATGGAGATGACCGGGATGCCCGTCATCATGGCTTCGATCAGTCCGAGCGTATAGCTGGCCGGCTGAGTGCCGGTGTAGAGGTAGACCCGCGAGGAGCGCAGCCACTGCTGCATGGCTCCATAGGAGAGAGCGCCCGAGCCGCCGATCATCTCGGAGCCCGGGCCCAGCGGCACACGTGGTAGGCCGGCCGTGGCCGCTTCCCAGAATGACCAGTTGGTATAGGGCTCGCGCTGCCGGAGATGCTGCGTCACGTTGATGACGCGCGGTGACTCGCCGCTCCAGCCGTGCCACTCGGCGGGGTCCTTCCAGAAGCGGATGAGGGCATCCTCGCCGGCGAAGCCGGGGATGTTTCGCTCCTTGGGGCTGTAGCGGACGATCTGCAGGCCGTCGGCGCGCAGTGGCGCCATCATCCGCTCGTTGTGCTCGACCGACTGGCCGACGGTGCGCCAGATGACGCGCTTGTGACGCAGGCGTTCCCACTGCGGCACCAGCCAGGTGTGCTCGAAGTGGTGGCAGATGATGACATCGGCCCAGTCGAGCACTTGGTCAGGTAGATCTGCCTTGGCCCAGTCCACCCGCGCGCCCGGGTCACCCCGCTCGAGGCGGCGCTCGTGGCAGGCGTCCCGCAGTTCGGGATGGTCCGCCGCAGCGGGGATGGGCGGACGCTTGTCATCGCTGGGATGGGCGGGATCGCTATAGGCGCCGATCGAGAAGGTGTCATAGCCGAGCGAGGAGAGGAGCTGGAGCTGGTCGTATTCCTCGATGCTGTGGGCGAGGAGGAGAACGATGTTCATCGCGGCACCGCCACGAAGCCGCCCGGCCCGGCCACGGGTCCCGAGAACGTCAGCTCGTGCGTCGCGTCGAGGAGGGCCACCAAGTCGGCCTGCACGTGGCCGCCGGTGGGATGCCACTCGCCGTGGATGCGGCCCAGGATGCGCGGGTCGCCGCCGGCCAGGAAGTCCCACTCGCCGCCCTCGGTATCGAGCTTGGTGAAGCTGGCGCGGCCCGTATAGCCGAGCGCCAGACGCCACTCCTCGAGCGCCCCGAGGTTGAGCACTGGTACTTCGATCTCTTCGTGCTCCAGCGCCCCGCCCTCGGGATAGACGAGCATGCTGTTGCCAATGTAGGCGTGGTGCTCCGCCAGCTCCGTTCCGCGGTAGCCGTAACGTACAACCGTGGTGGCCACGTCGGGCGGCCCGATGGCGGCGCACCAGCCCTGGATGCGATCCGCGTAAGGCTGGGCGTTGCACCAGAACATTTCCATGTTGGGCGGCACCGGCTCGACTGCGAAGACGGCCAGCTCGGGATGATCGGCCAGCAGGGCCACCGTCACGGCGCCGATATGGGCACCCAGATCGAGCGCCCAGCCCTCCAGCTCGGGGAGGCCCGCAAGTCCGTACTCGTCATGCGGCGCCATGACGCTGGAGATGACGTTCCAGTCGTTCGTATCGGCCCGGTAGACGAGCTCGACTGAGCGGCCGCGGGGGGTCTGCCACTGGCCCCGCCTGATCTCGTACACGTGTGCCCTCCTACTTCGGCTTGCGCTGGCGCCTCGCGTCAAGCGGCAGCAGGTGAGGCGCAGCCGGTTCTCCTCCTCCAGGTAGGCGTAGCGCTGCGCGCTGTCCCCGCATTTGGGACAGGTCGGTGTTTCGGCCATGTGCCCCCCTAGACGATGTTGGTGTGCGCTCCCTTGGTGTGGATCACGCCCATGAAGCGGATGACGTAGAAGCCGTCGAAGGCGGGATAGTCGGGGATGACCCGCACGATGACCGCCTGCTCTTCGAGCAGGAACGAGCCGTTGGTGATGGTGCCGTTGAGGTGCAGCTCGTCGCGAAACGTCTGCGGGTAGCGGCCGAAGTAGGGCTCCGCCCAGGAGCGTGCCCGCCGCTGCGCGGCCGAGTCGGCCACCACCACGTAGAGCGGCACGGCGATCTCGTATTCGCTGACGTCCCAACCGCGCAGGATGTAGCGCACGCCGCCCGCACCCTCGCCCGGGAAGCCGGTGAAGTGATAGGCCCCCGTACCGCCCGTCGGTAGACCGGGCGGGCGGTCCGGCCACTCGTCGTAGTTCCACGCCTTGCGGATGCCGGTGATCGTGGCGGCGATGGTGGTGATCGACTGCAACAGGCCGTCGAGGTCGAGCGTGAAGGCCATCTAGAACCTCGCCAGCGCCCGCTGCAGGGCGGCTGCCATGACGGCGCGGATGCGGTAGATGTTGTCGGTCAGGGCGGGCACCAGGAAGGGGTGGGCGGGGCGCCAGCGATTGCCGTGTTCCTCCCACCAGCCGTACTCGCGCGGGTCGCCGCGGTTGATTTGCGGTCGTTTGCCGGTGGCCCGACTCCGTCCGCGCTGCGGCTGGTCGAAGCCGGGCCGCGGTCCGATGCGGGCCAGCAGCGACCAGCCGTGGCCCTCGATGACATAGCCCAAGGAGCGCTGCAACTTGGAGGTAACGACATGGACCTTGCGCTGCGCCTGGGCCTGCACGATGAGGGCCGCGTCGCGGAGGCCCGGCCGCAACACAAGCTCGGCCAGTCCCGGATCGCTGAGTCGGCGGCGCAGTTCGTCATCCCCGCGCAGACGCACGTCGATGTTCATGCCCCACCGATGTAGGGTACCTGCCAGCCGGCGTCGAGCTGCATGAGGATGGCGCGAACTTCGGCATCGATTACTACAGAACCGCCAGAGGCGCTGCTGATGAGCGGCTCGCTCATGCCCTGTTGGTAGCGATTCCAGAGCAGTACCGCGAGCTGCAGGGTGACCTGCTCCACGTCGGCCGGGATGGTGTTGAGGCCCCAGTAGCCGGTCACCCCGACGTTGGCCGTGCCGGTGGTCCAGAGAGACTGCAGCAGGCCCCAGGTCGAGGAGGCCGGCAGGGCATAGACGATGGCCCGCTTGGGCGTCTCGTTGTAGGGCCACAGGCGCCACGAGTTAGAGGAGACAGCGACCGTATCGAGGCTGACGGCCGAGATCGACTGGGCATCGTCGATGAATAGCCAGTCGCTGCCCGTGCCGTCGTAGTCACGCGTGTTGGAGCCGACCGAGCTGCGCGGATTCGAGGAGGAGGCGAATCCGACGTAGCCCGGCCGGATGGCGTCGAGATGGCTGTCCACCAGGCCCGAGGCACGGTAGATGACCGACTGCAGCACGCCGTCATCGAGCGTGTCGTCGCCGGGCGGCTTGAGCCCCAGCGCCTCCTTGAGGGCGACCAGGGAGCAGTAGGCGCTCACGCCTGCTACTCCCAGACGACGCCGACGCGCGCGTTGCTGGTGGCGGCGATGGTGAGCCCGCTGTTGAAGCCGATGCCCGGCCCGAAGCTGAGGCTATCGGGGGCGCTGCTGCTGTAGGTACCCAGGTATTCGATGGTGGCGGCGCCCGAGGCGTTGAGGTCGGGCGTGGCGCCCAGGTCGATGGCATCCTCGGCCCGCACGATGGTCCCGTTGGCGGGCCGGATGTTGAGCCCGTAGAGCGTGCCGGCGCTGGATTTGACGGTCGTGTTGGAGCCCGCCGAGAGGACGGTATAGCGGGCCTTGCCGCGTTCGGTCATGTCAATCCCTCTCGATCAGGATCGTCGCCCGAAGGCGCAGGAAGGCCGGCTGCGAGCCCAGGTTGTCGGCGTAGGTGCGCAACTGCAGGCGATCACCCACCGCCACCCGCGCGTTGGCGGCGCGGATGCTGCCCTCCACGGCGTCCTCGTCGTTGACCAGGGTGATGGGTGTCACCAGGATGGTGGTGGCCGTGTTCGAGCCGACCGACGGGGCATCCGCCTGGAGGTAGATGTCGACCGAGTTGGTGCGCGCGTTACTGGTGAGCGACGACGCGCTGGCGATGGCCGAGCGGAGTGTTCCGGGCTCGCTGACGAGCTGCTCGTCCCAGACGGCGGTGTAGGGACCGCCCGTGTTGGAGGCCAGGGCGGCCGTGAGATGGAGCGCATAGCGGTCAGGCATGGACGGCTCCCGTGGGGTGCCGGGCGGGTAGCACTGGGGCACAGTCAGCGACCCGCCCGACATGGAAGGGGAAAGCGGGGACCGGGAGATGGGACCGGCCCCCGCGGGGTCACTGCTAGCTGGTGATGGTGATGTTGCGGCCCGAGGCCGTGTGGGTGGTGGCGATGCCGGACGGGATCTGGGCCTGGCGGAAACTGGCCACCAGGATGTTCTGGTCCTTCTGGATGTCGCGGAAGCTCTCGATGTTGAGCTCCCGGCGGAAGCCCAGACGCCACTGCGTCCGGTTGACCAGGAGGAGCCAGCCGAGGGTGTTATTGGAGGCCGTGGTCGAAGCCTTGCCGTCCGCCTCCACCTTGGCGGTGGTGAGCAGCGGGATCGTCTCCGACAGCAGGATGGGGATGTCATAGAAGCGGGCCAGCTCGCCCCGCAGGATGGTCGCCTGCGGCCCGTACTTGTCGGGCGTGATGACCTCGGCGATGTCGAGCATGGACAGGTAGGTTTCCACGCCGGTGATGATGAGCAAGTCCGAGGCCCGCGCCCCGTACTTCGTGAGCAGGAGCCGGATGGCGTTGAAGTTGGTGGAGGTAAGGGCCGCGGCCACGTTCGACGTCTGGGCCGTGTTGGTCACCACGGCGAACTTGCGCAGGCCGTTGAGGGCCAGGAAGAAGTCGCCGGCGGTGGGTGCCGCGTCGTCGAGGTTGACGTTGCCGGTGGCGCCCGTCTCGGTGTCGCCGTGGACGAGCAGATCGTCGATCGTCTGGGCCCCACGACGCACCAGGTTGGCCCGGATGGCGGGCACCACGGGGATGATCGAATCCTCGGTCAGTTCGCCCGAGAAGTCGACCTCGCCCATGATCTTGGAGGCCGTCAGCGTGGCGTTGCCGGTGTTGAGGTTGGAAGCGGTGACGGCCGTGTTCTCGCTCGAGGCGTACTTGAAGGTCACGTCCGCGTCGAGCGTGGGCAGGGTGTAGGGGTTGGTGGGCATGTCCACGCGCTGGAAGGCAGCGGACACTTCGGTGGCCAGGTGGAAGTCCTGCCACAGTTCCGAGGAGGCGAAGGTGGGCACCCACTCGTCGCCGGCGTTGGCCGACGTGGAGGTCATGGCCTTCGTGCGCGCCTCGCTCTTCCAGCGAGCGACGGATCCGGTGATGAAGCGGTCGGGATCGACCGCCTTGCGCCCGTGCGGTCCATCGACGTAGGCCGGCAGACCCTGGTAGGACTGGCGGACGGCCCGCTCAGCGGCACCCACCATGACCTCGCGCAGCCGGTCGGAGGCGCGGTAGTTGCGGTTGCCCTCGCAGGCGCTCTTGACCAGCCACAGGTTGGTGGCGATCTCGCCGTCGTCGGCGCCCACGCTGGAATAGCGGTCGTCGCCGCCGCTGATGATGGGCCGCTCGCCCGGCTTGGGCTTGACGCCGCCCTCCTCCAGTTCGGTGCGGGCGGGCGTGGTGAGGAGCGCCTTGATGGCCGCCAGTTCGCCCAGCTGGGCTGTCTGGGCCGCCTTGATCTCGGCGTTCTCGGCGCGTGCCGCGGCGAGATCGGCGGCCAGCCTGGCGGCCGTGGCCTCGGCGATGGTGGAGGTCGCCTCGGGATCGAGGCCGACCTGTTCGATATCAGGCATGGAAAGATGTCTCCGCTGGTGTGCCCGGGGGGTCGTCACCGCGGCGCCGGTGCGTTACCGGGATCGGGCGGCGGGTCCGGCGCTGTCGCGGCCGGCGGCGAAAGTGAGACTAGTCGCGCTCGCCGATGCCGGCGGCGCGAGCATGACTCTCCAGATGCGCCCGGCCGCACTGGACGTTGCCGGGCTGGTTGAGGCGGGCCAGGGCGTTGCGCAGGTGGGGCAGGTCGAGCTGGCCCCCGGCGTCATGGTGCGGGTAATGGCGACCGGCCGAGTCGCGGCAGGCGAAGGCGCCGTCGGGCAGATCGCTGATGTACTGCGCGCTCCAGGCGGCGCGGAAGGTGGCCACTCGCATGGTCTTGGTCTCGGGATCCACCGTGAGCGGCGGCTCGGGCGTGAACAGGCGGGCGACCTCGGCCAGCGACTTGACTGCGCCGGCCACGGCGTAGGGATTGGCCGGCGTGGGCGTGAGCGAAAGTTCGATCCACGGCCAGCGCAGGATCTCGCCGCTCTTGCCATCCACCATGGCCAGGTAGGAAAGGGTGCCCGAGGAGAAACCGAGCGCCTCGTCATCCTCGATGAGAGCGCGCACCGCCTCATACCACTCACTTCGCCGGGCGAGCTGAGCCTGTGCCCAGACGCCCTTATCGACCGCCTTGTGATCGGCCACCCGGCCGATGACCTCGCGCTGCACGGCCGCGTCGAGGCCGTGCTGATAGAGCAGCGGGCGGCGACCTTCGAACATCTCGAAGGCGAAGTCGGTGGCAGGTGAGAAGAACTCGCCTTCGAGGTCGCGACCCACCCCGTCGGCGCTCTTGAAGGGGCCGAAGTAGGGCATGGCCAGGCCCTCGACCAGCGTGTCCGAGCCCTTCACGAACTTGACCGGTTCCGTCATGGCTCTCGCTCCCATGCAGTTATGAGCGGCGGTATGCCCGATCGCCATGGCCCGGCCCTCATCGGCCTGGCGGGCCATCTCGGCGTTGAAGACTTCACGGAAGATGGACTGGCAGCGCACGCTGTAGAGACGGCGTACCGCCTCGGGCAGCTCGGCGTTGGTGGCGTAGGGCATCAGTCTCCCAGCAGGAGAAGCATGGCCACCTCATCGTCGAAGTGGTCGAGGACGGCAACCATGGCATCGAATGCCTGACCGGCAGCGACAGCCGCCCCGGCCGGAGCCTGGCGATGCTCCGGCAGCGGTAGGGGCGGCCGGGGCGGCAGGAGGATACGGGGCCGGAGGATACGGGGCAGCGGTCGCCGGCCGACCAGGCCGGCGACGGTGGCGGTGGCGGTGACGGTGGCGTCGTAGGCGGCGCCCGTGCCGGCAGCGTGGCCGGCAAGCGCGTTGACCCAGACCTGTATGGCAGGGTCATAGGCCACGCCCGTAGCGCTCGCCAGCCCGGCCGGAGCACTGGTACTGACGAACGTTTCGACCGTCGGCTGGTAGGCCGCGCCGCTACCGCTCGCGGCGGTCGGGAAGATACCGAGAGCGACTGCGGCATCGCTCGCCGTGCCCGTCCCGGCGGCCAGACCGGCGATGGCCCCCAGCTCGGTCGTCACGGCGCCCGCGGCACCCGTCCCGGCGGCCAGATCGGCAGTCG